AGTCCCGTGCATTGGCCACTGGAGTGGGCCCGCCATGTTGGAGACGAGCGAACGATTCAGCTTATCGAGGAGTCCACCTCATGGGCCCGGCGTCGTCTCCTTACCTTCCACGGTAAGGTCGGCCTCAAAGAGCTAAATCCGTCTGAATCACTTCAGACCTCGCGGCTTGGGTTAATTCCTGAGCCAGCGGGAAAAGTCCGAACTATTGCAATAGTGGACTATTGGACCCAACGTTTAATGAAACCGGTACACGATTGGATGATGTCTGTTCTCGCCTGTCTTCCGACAGACGGGACCTTCAATCAGGAGGAATCCCTCCGTTCATATGTCCTACAAACAAGTAGGGCTGGTGTAGAAATGCACCACAGTATCGACCTAAAGTCGGCTACTGATCTGATTCCACTCGCGTTGTACGAGGCCGTCTTGCGAGGTGTCCTCCCTGATAAGACAGTAGACCTATGGATCCATCTACTGACTGATCGGTGGTTTCTTGTTCCGGACTCGGACCTTGTGGTTCCTTCACTCCGCGGCAGATACGTCCGCTACGGAAGAGGGCAACCGATGGGCACCCTGTCTTCATGGGCAAGTATGGCTCTGGTGCACCATGCACTGGAGCTGTACGCTGCTATGAAGGCGGGCCATGATCCTGTATATTTCACAATGTACAGGGTCCTCGGTGACGATAACGTTACGGGAGACTCAGCGGTTGCTGCGAAGTACCGTGAGGTTTGTGAGGATCTGCACGTACCCGTCAGTCCGGCGAAAACGCTAGACGGCAAGCTTTTCATTTTTGCTTCTCAAGTTTATCTCGATGGCAAAAATATAAGCCCACTCTCCTTGAAAGAGGAGCTAGGGGTGAGATCTTTTTCTCAGCGCCTAGAGCTGGCTCTTAGAGCCTACTCTAGGGGGTACATGGAGGATAAAACCTCCATCGCCCGTTTCCTTAGGCTTCTCATTCCTCGTAAGCACTATGTGCGTGCGCAGGCAATGTGGGAGAAAGGGAAATTGGGGGGTGTAGTCCAAACAGCCCTGGTCAGTGCCTTTGGTTGCGCAGGTAGGCTATTAGCCCGCCTAGGCTTCCAAGGGTCCGGATCTAAGCCCTTCTTACTTGCTATGCAAGATAAGGTACAGGCGTTGGCCGGAGACCAAGGTAGTCTGGACACCGAGACCGCGTCTCAGCTTCAAGAAATTGAACTGCTCTTCGCAATCTCAACGGTTCGTAGAACCATTGGGATGCT